AAATATGTCTTCTATATTTATGTCAGTTGTTGGGTTAAATGGACTGCTATCACCGTAAGGCATTATATGTTCCTATTTGTTACTACTGTGTACGTACCCGTACCAGTTATAGTTAGTTTCCCAATGGGAGCTATATATGGTTCCCAAAATGCACCTGATGCTAATGGTATACCACCAGTACCTCCTGAGCCTACTGCTACTGAAATTGAACCTGATGTACAAATTATAAATAAGTACCCACGATTGTCGTGGGCTGTTATAGTTTTAGCACCTGTGTACTCTTTTGATACTATGTTTAATCTACCTTTCATTTCTTGTTTCCTGTTTGTTATGCAATTGTAGCTAGTTTTCTAGTTGTACCCGTTTGGTCAACTATAGTTACGTACCCTTGGATGGCAACATCCCCGTTTGTAGTCCAGTCGCCAAATACAGGTCTCAGTGAAGCATCTAGCATTAGAAACCCTTGGGAGGCTTTATCACCACCAAAGTCACCCGTTACGTTGTCGTCGTATCTACCGCCTATAATTCGGTTAGCTGCTGAACCTACAACGAAGTTTATCCCGTAACCTTGTCCACCTTTCTGGTTTGTCACTAAACCATTTAAAGCTCTACACCCATTGAAACCTAAACCGTCTGCTGGTGCTTCTAATTGGAAACCGTGGTAAGTCCCGTTTTGAGTTACACCATCTACCCATGAATTATTCACAGCTACACAGCCGTTTAATTCGCATCGAGAGGCGTTAGTAAACAACCAACCATGCTGTGTGTTCTTCTGTGCTGTATCACCGTTAAAAGTTGTACCTTGCACTTCATTTATATGAAACCCTCGGAGAGCATTGGATATTGATTGATTACCAGAAAATACACAATCCCTAACTGATTGTACTAGGAAACCATCTGTACCGTTGTTAATTGCCACATTGTTAGCAATACAATTACCTCTAGTAACATAATTAGTACCGTCAAACGTACCTTTAATTTCGAATCCTTGCAGAGTGTTACCTTCCGAAGTATTGTTGGATAATGTAGATTCTATTAAACCATCGTAAGTGTCGAAACCATCTCGACCGCAACCAACTGCTGTGTTACCTGTTACAGTGGCATGCTTATTACTCTGCCTAAACTTGAACCCATCCGTACTGCAACCTTCTGCTCTACAACCATGCAACCGTAGACTAGAAGACTGGTCGAAATCAAAACCCGAACTGGTGCAACTTATTGCGGAACAGTTTGCTACGGAACCGTTTTTGTTTACTGTATAATCATCCACTGTATTAGCAAAGCTTAGACCATAGTGTCCACCCGTTACTTCTAAGTTATACAGTTTATAGTCGTTAGCATCCTCAAACCTGATGGTTTCTGAATTTGCACTAGCCATAGTGTTACTATGTTTAAAATCATACAATTCAACTTCGTCACCTGTAGCTAAAAGTCCCGCCTGTCCTGAAGATTGCGGGTGAAAGTTTAACTCCCCGTAACCTTTCACAGTGAGTTTACCCGTTATGTTCAGTGTGTAAAAGTATCGCGCCCTAGTACCTACATCTATGTCTATAGGTATGTCGTTTGCTATACCATAGTCTATCATCGCCTGTAGTGCCGTACTGTTATCTGACGAGTTATCGTGGAGTATCCCCCATTCCTTAGTACTTAATGTACTTTTAATTATTAACCGTAGACTGACACCACTACCTGTACCGTCGAGGACATTCCACCCGTTGTTTGTTGTTGCAGCTATTACCTGCCATGTAGAACTCAGTCTATCCCGTAGTATGACGTTATCGCCTACTACTATGTCCGTTGCTGCTTGCATCTCTGCTACCGTATCGAAGTCATGTTCTCGGGATAATTCTACAATGTCTAACTCATTCTGAGTAATTCTATTCTCATGATTAGCCGGTGCAATACTTTTCCACTTCTCACCATCGTATCTAAACGTTATATTACCTACGTTAAAGGTTTGCCCTACTGTTGGGTTGTTCGGGTAGTTTGGGCTAGTCATTGCAAGCTCTCCATTGTTTATGGTGTAGTCTCTTTCCAGTATTCACTGCGAACATACAACCTTGGTTTAAATTATTAACTCTACAAAACTTTCTAAGGTTGGTAAATTTAACCACAACGCCTGAAGGACTTACAAATTTGTGTTCCTTCTCGTTAGCCAAAGCAGCATTGTCTCCCCTAGTCATCCAACGTAAATTACTTTCGGTGTTGTTTAGTTTGTTCCCGTCCTTGTGGTCTACTGTTTCCAAGTCATTATCGTTTTGTATAAACTCTAGCGCCACTAATCTGTGTACTGGTAACGTTCGCCTGTTTCCAGAGGTATCTCGTAAATCTATATTGTAATATCCTCGCACACTTTGTCGCTGCTTTAAAATGTAATTTCTAATGTGTGAGTACACTTCACCTTTATTGGAAATACTGTACCTACCTTCGTACCCTGTAATATACTTCCAATGTGAAACCATATTATCTCCTTTAATTAAATTTATCTTATTAAATAACAATCAAAAACCCCACTCGTTAGAATGAGGTTGAGTTTGTTACTTTAAGGATTTGTTGCTAGTACTTTTACTGTACCGTCACCAAATTTTACTTTTAGTGAGCCATCTGCTGTATCAACGTACAATTGGGCTGTAGACAGTATTGTTGAGGGTGAAACTATTCCGTCAGTTACTAGAAGTAAATCCTGTACTTCTGTACCTCCTGTTGCGGGGTGTTCCTCCACCCATTGAGAACTATCTGCATCAGTGTATAATACGAATGTAGTCGCTTCAGAAGGTTTGTACCAACTGTTTCCCGCAACTGCACCTACTGGTACTGCTTCCTGAATGTACCTAGCACCACCCGCCGCCGCTATTAAATCGTTAATGTCTGAGTTTGCTTCAAGGACAAACCCATCATCCATTTCTTCGATAATCATCAACGCTTGGTTGTATGAGTCATCTAAATTCTTTTCTTTTAAAATAGCACCATCAGTATAATCATTTACTGCATCATCTCTTTGTACTATTCTTTGTATATAAAATACTTGTGTATCGGCTACAGGTACAGTAATTTGTATCTGTGTATCATTTACCCAAGTATATGCAATTTGGTCTGTGTATACAGTACCATCGAGGTAAACATATACATCATCTCTACTAATAAAACCATTAGTAAAATTAACAGGGTAAAGGACCGTAGCCCCGTCCCCTGTGTGCGTCTTCTTTGTTGCTGCCACTTATTCATCTCCAATGTTATTTAAAATATGCCCTACTTGTCTGGTGTTGAGAATAGTTTAGATTCTGCATCTCGTCGTTTAACGAGGCCAGTTAATACTTTACCGGCAGACTTATTGTAAAGTTTAATCTTCTTAGCTATAGTTTTCTTATCTCTACCTTTAATTAAGGTATTAAAGTTACCTCTACCTAAGTTGTATGTAAAGCTTGTTAGTGCAGCTAATTCATTCTTAGTCCAGTTGCCTTTGCTTTCAATGTACTTTTTATCCTTAGCAGTCCAAGCCTCTAGTCTCCTAGTTGCTTCAGCCTTAGAAATCTTCTTAGCACCAGATATTTCATCTGGGTCATCTGTTCGAGTCCCGTAGCCTATGCTATGCTGAGTATTGTCTTTGTAAGCTGTAGCATGAAACTGTTCTTCCTTCTTTATAAAGTCCAAATGTTTCTTATCCGATTTGGTTACTTTAGTTTCAGGTTTACTTGATACACTAGTTTTAGGTTTACTTGTCTTAGTAGGTTTACTCTTTATTTCTGGTAGTTTTAAATCACCAAATATTTCCCTGAGTCCTGCTTGAGTCATATCACCTGCTACAGTATTCTGTAACGGTACTAAACTCATTGCTGCATCCATTTGTCCTCTACCTTCAGTAATCCCTAATGCTTCCATATACTGAAATGCTGTGTTCAATGCAGGTACTTGACCAAGAGCTTTCTTGATATCACCTTTAACACCGGCTTTATACGAGTCAGTTACCAAATCAACTGTATCTGGAAACATTCCAAATTGTGTTATATATTTTGGTACGTCCATCATTTCACCATTAGGTTCTTTCCATTCATTACCTGTGATAGTTGCTACACCTAATCCTAATACTGCGAACTTAGAATACCTAACCATACCTGACATTGCTGCATTTAACATTACACCAGTTACAGCTTCTTTATCTGCAAAGGCCATTGAACGACCTAGAGATTTATTTTGAGCTACTATTGGCATTTGTCTAAATTGGAAAGCTAAAGCCATCAATGGATTATTCATCCAAGGTGGTAGTTCTCCTACTACAGTATGTTGTACTTGTTGGTTAGCATCACGAGTCATTGCATATTGAAATTCTTCTCTAACGTGCTTAGGCCATTTATCTACATTCAACTTAGTTGGTAAACCAGCTTCATCAAACTCGACATACTTTTTAAATACATTAGCTAAGTCTACATTGTCACCTAGTGAATCAGTTAGTCCAACATCTGCCATCCTTGCATTACCCATCTTACCTGTTCCAGATTTAAAGTGTTTTGCTACGTCTACTACGAAACTAGCTTGCGATACTCTAAATTGGAATCTTCGTACAGCATTAAAACCGGATACTTTACCCAGTGCTCTACTAGCTATCGCTTTGTGTTTACCAAAAGTTCCTTTGTCTGCTAACCATAACGACAACTTCCGTACATTACCAGCTTCGTCTAACTTAGCTTGGTCTAAATGTACTGATTGTCTGTCCATGAACTCTATATCATTTGTTATACTAGAAATCGACTGTATCTCCCTCATAAGCTGTTTGTTATTTATGTCTTCTCCTGCTAAGTCGAACACCTTCTTAACTGCTGCTTTATCTGAGAATAACTGTAATGTAGACCTTGTTATTACCTGACCTGTTTCAATCAACTGTGCAGTTCCTAAACCACCCATTAATCTTAACGCTGTCAAATCTTTTATTTGTCTAAGTTCTTCGTCTAAACCATCTCTTGTTGGTCTACCGAACATCATGTTTATTACATCATCGTAGAACTGTTCACCTTTCTTTGTATCGACTCCTTTGTCTTTACCTTCAGCTATTACGTTCTTCTTGAAACCATCAATGTCTGCTAGTGAAGTAAACATACCTTTAGTTGATTTTGACAAACCAACCCAACCTGACATTCTGTGACTGTACTTAGTTGCTAAACCAATTACTTCGTCATCTAACAAATCAAGTATGGATAAACCATCTATCTCTGTTGTTGTGTCTAAGTCTTGTCTATGTTTTGCTCTACTGTCTGCCATTGGCATGTAACCATCTTTTACAATAGTGTCATCCATAACTTCTCTAATTAAGTCTTGAGCCATAGCTCTTGCTTCTTCAGGAGGTCTAGGATTAGTTCCAGCGTGCATTGACCGCTTGTAAGCTTGTTCAATTACATCTGTTACTTTATCAATACCGTGAGTACTGATTGCACCTTTAAATTTACCATCCATCCAAACATGAGGAATATAGTTCTTAACTTTCTTCTTAGGATTAAATCCACCTATGCCGTTTTCCACCATCTTGTTAAAATTGTGGTCCATGTATTTATCCCAGTCATCAACGAATTTTATTACAGATTCATCCATAGCTTTAGGAAGTGGTTTACCTTGTCTGCGCAATTCTTGGATAGTGAATACATCTCTATTGAATTGTTTAACTATTGGGCTATCAACACCGGCTTCTTGTTGAGCTTTCATTTTACCTAAAGCACCTTCACCTTTTGACATAGCGTAGGCATCCATACTACGGACGTAGTGGGGAGCTATTTGCATAATCGAGTCTTGGTATTCAGCGTGTTTAATTAAGCCACCAGTAGCGGTTCTCTTGCTTGCACCACCAAATCCTTTACCTACTTCAGTTACGTTAGCACCAAAATATTGTAAAGAGGTTAGTTTCGATTGTTGCAATCTAGTACCTATGTCTTTAGTTAAGAATGAAGCCATACGACCTATTCTATCTAAAGCACCTCGTGGTTTTAAATTAAGTTCAAGAAGTCTTTTACCACCTACTCGAACCCACTCAGCAATACCGTCACCAATCTTCTTGGCTGTTCTCTCACTAGTGAAATCAACTGCTGCATCTACCTTAGCTTGTACTTCTGCTATTTCTTCAGGGAAAGCTTCTGGACCATGTTTATCTAACACATCAAAATCTTCTTCTTTCAAAGTTTCCGTCAAAGGATTTTTACTTGGTGCAACATCTGCTTTTCTTACTGCTGCAATCTCAGTAGTAATACGCTTATGTTGTTCTACCTTGTCTAATTTATCCCAAATCTCACCTTTACTCTTAGCGGTTGCTTTAACGTTCTCACTTGCAATCTCCTTGTATGCTTCTTCTAGGTTCGCCTCACTACCCTCTACAGTTTGTTTACTTCTAGCTTCCGCTAACTTAGCAATTAACTGCATATCTGCTCGTTTAGCGTTTCTAGCTATACTATCTGACGCTTGTATAACTTCCATAGCTAAATTCATATCTTGACGTAAAATCATTCTATCAATTACAGCTTTCTTATCTTTCTTCAATGCTACCTTAACAGCATTTATACGTTGGTTCTGAGCTTTGAACTCAGCTTTACCAGTAACTTTTAATACACCTAGTTTATTAGCTATATCTGTAAGTCTAGTTTTAACCATCTTTAAGTTGTCAACTGAAGGGTCTTTGAATGCCTTGATGTTTTCAGCTTTCTCTTTAAATGAACGAGGTAATAAGTCTTGGTCTAAATCGTCTGCAACAAGTACAGATTCTTTTTCACGTAAATCTAAATCGGCTCTGTTAGTTTCTTCTACTGAATCAACTTTCAATGCACGCTTAGTATCAGTCATACCAATTTCAAACTCGTTTACTTTACCAATTGCATTAACTTCTTCTGATACTGCAACTCTACCTGTTTGCCTTAGCTCTTTTAATCGAGTTGAGTATTCAGGAGTTTTAGGTTTTAAACCTTCTTCTTTTAATTTAGCTGCAATTTCTGGTGCTGACATTTTAGCAGACTTACCGAAACTCTTAGTTGAGTCAGTAAACTTTTCCAATGTACCTAGTTCAAGTTGTTCTAGTCTTGCTGCGACTACTCCATTCATTCTTTCCATGAGTGCTGTGAAGTCAGGGTTATCTTTAACTGCTGCCATCTTATTAAGTTCTACAACATCTTTAAGGAACGAAACTTCTTTAGGTAACACTTTTGTTAGATGAACGTCATCTTCTGCTAAATCATTTAATCTGTTAAGTACTTCAGTATTTTGTTCAAAGAATTCTCGTCTACTAACTGGTAGTATATCGACACCTTTAAATACACTTAAATCTTCTAAGAAGTTTACATACTTATTTAAAGTACCGGTTTCATTTGAAACTTTACCTTGAAGTAAATCAGACATTGCTGCATTCTGCTTAAACTTTTGTTGAGCGAAAGTTGCTTGCTTAATTGCTGTATCAACATTCTTAGGTATTTTACCATCAGGGAATGCGCCAGCTATGTGTGCTGTTAATGAGTTTAATTCATTAGCAATCTTTCTTTGGTCTGGATTTAACTTCTTAGCATTCAAACCTAGTTGTGAGTTAATTAAGAATCTCATACCACTTTGACCTTGCTTCTTAACAGGGAAGTTTGTCATTAATGTTTCTGATATCGCTCTGAAACCTTTAGGAGATATTTTGTTTACTGCTTCCCATTTAGTGAATAATTCACCTTTCTGTTTAGCTGCTATTTTATTCTCTGCTACAAGTTCAGGACTAAACGATTTCTCTAAATCCTTTTGTGCTTTGAATTCATCTATATCAAACATATTAGTTGTATCTCTAACTTTAGTTTGAGCGCCTAGCGTGTTATCAATAGAAGTCACTTTATCGTTGTAAGTAGCTTCTGCTTCGTTTTTAGCTTGAGGTAATTCACCCTTAGCTATTTTATTCTCTGCTACTAGTTCAGGACTAAACGATTTCTCTAAATCCTTTTGTGCTTTGAATTCATCCATGTCGAACATGTTAGTTGTATCTCTAACTTTAGTCTGAGCGCCTAGTGTGTTGTCAATTGCGTTTACTTTATCATTGTAAGTAGCTTCTGCTTCGTTTTTAGCTTGAGGTAATTCACCCTTAGCTATCATAGCCTCTGCTTCAGCGTGTGCTTGGAGTTCTCTGGCTTCAGCATCTCTGCTATCCCTTAACTCTTTTCGTTCAGCTATACCCTTTACAAACGGTTTAGCTACACCTTCTACGATACCACCAAGACCTAATCCGAATGCTCCACCTAACATGGTATCCAAATAGTAATCTTTAGCCATGTAAGTATGGTCTGCTGCTAATCTTGGTAACGCTGCTATTGCTTCCTCAGAGAAACCTAAAGCGGCCCAGTTAGCCATTGTAGCTGTTTTCTTTATAGCCGTACTTTTCATCCATTGCTTAGTAGCAACCGTACCGACGTACTGTGCTGCTTTAGCACTACCGCTTGCAAGTAGTCCACCACCTGTTAATGCAACTGGACTTGTAATCATTGCACCAGCACCTAACAATAAACCTTCAAAGAAATTTGTATTCTGCCAGATTTTGTCATTTGCTAAATCTTGTTCTAGTTGTTCTTTTAACGTCATAGCAGCTATGCTATTAGTTTGTTGTTTTTCTGCTATTAACATACTATGGAAACGAGCAGGTACATTCGAAATTAAATCTTCGTCTGTTACTTCTACTCCGTTAGCATCCATACGTCTAGCGTGCCATAGGTCGTTAGCGTCAATGTAGCTTGATACATCATTCATCATACTGAAAGAAGCTTTAGTCTTTTCCCAAAATGTTGGTTGTGCTTCTGGTGTTGCATAAACTTCTAATGTACTGTTTCTAACTGCCCTATTATATTGTTCTCTCATTGCAGGGTCTTTTAATACCATCTGCATACCAAACTTTACTGAACCGTCTGCTGCATCCCAAGAAACATCTTTATCCCAATTGTGTAACTGGTGTCTAAACCTAGAAACTTTGTCACCATCTTTATAAAGGTGTACCATTGCTGCATCTAGTTCTTCTTGTGTTGCTTTACCATCTTCAAAGTTTTTCTTTGTATCTTCAAAATTCTTTTGTGCTTCTGCCATTAGAGTAAAATCTACTCTTGATAGTGGCTCTACATTATCACCTGCTTCAAAAGGAGCATAAGGAGAATAGTATTCTTTATATTGTTCGTGTGTAGTCGGGTCGGAATGTTTACCATGTTTCGTATAGTACGAAGAAAAGTTTTGGTCTAGTTGAACTAATCCCATATCAATTGGTGTACCGTTTATTACTCGACTTACTTTACCAACCTTACGCTGGAATTTATCTGTTTTCGAAATGTCCGTTTCTACTTCTGAACCTACAGGTAATACAGAAGAAGCAAACTTACTAGCTCGCTTCCCTGTCTCTGTATTTTCTTGGTTAAGTGAAACAGATTCCGCAGTATTGATACCCTCAATACGCACTCTTTCGTTTCGCGCATCACCTGTTATATCGGCTGTGTCACCGTCTACTACTTTATTTATTTCACTCATTTGTTTTTTCCTATAGTTTAAGAGGATTTTCAGAGGCTATACCTTTCTGGAATTCCTTAACGTAAGCTGCTGCTGTACCGTCATCAAGTGCTTCTTTATTAATTCTTTGAAGCTCTCTACGTTGGTCCCACTGATTCAACCATTCTGAAGATATCACAACGGGTTCTTTAAATGCTTGAGAATGTAATACTACACCGTCAATCCCATCGTCTACTGTCATTCTCCAACCTGCACCTAGTTCTTCCAATTTAGATATTGGTGGCATCGGTTTACCTTCTGCATCGAATCTTCTAGTGTTACCACCACCAACCGCAATAAATGCAGCTAGTAAGTTGTCATTCTCTGCTGTTTCAATTAAGTCATTAAACGAGTAGCCATGCTTAGAAATTTCATCTAAGTACGAGCCACCTTCAATCGTTTGATTCTTTACTTGAACACGCTGAGTTTTAACTCTGCCACGTAAGTATTGTTGAGCGCCCTCATGAGAATCATTACTATGAATTAATCCTCTTTGGTAATCAGCTAAGTAACTACTAATTTGTGTGTCCGATGGAAACTGACCAGTAACACTTTGAACTAGTTGTCCAATGTATTGCTCTTGAGTAACTCTATCGTCTTTGTAACCTAGTGGCCACTGAGTTCTTTTAGTTGCCATGTTATCAGAGCGTTCCTGAAACCTAGCAATATTTTCTTTAATCTGCTCGGCTGTTAATCCACCCTGAATTCCATTTCTGATTTCAATGTAGTTATCATACTCTGCTGTACCAAACTTATTTCTAAAGGCATCTGACTTCATAAATTGACTAACTGAACCTAAAGCTGTTTCTGCTGCTGGTAATGGCTTACCGTCTTCATCAAACAAAGAAGTGAATCCACCAGTAAACTGTTTGGACATTTGTAAGAACATTGGAGACACTACAGCTTTGTCTATCATTTCATTCGAAATTTTAGCTGCTACTGTAGGATTACTCATAACAACGTCTTTGTATTCTTCCATTGTATTTACTGAGACACCATTAACACCTGCTGATTGAAACAAGTGAACATCAAATGATTCCGCTCTTTCTTTTTTAGTTGGCTTTAGTTCTGTTTGAGCATTACCAATATCTAAAGTATTACCAGCATTCCAAGAATCTACCATTTTCTGAGTGTTCTCAGCTTTTACTTGTGCCTTAGAACCTGCTGTAAGCGCCCTGTTACGTCCTTGAGCTATCCGCTTCCTAGCATCGGCAATAATCTTTTTACCTCTGTCAGTACCGCTTTCTCGCTGTTCTAGTTCATCTATACGACCATCTAGTACATCATAGGCTACTGAAGCCTCTGCTACTGATTTGGATTCCATTGCTTCAACTTCACCATTAGACAAAGAAGTACCGACTTGATTATTAAAATCTGTATCGTATGCACCTATTGCTTGGTCACGTTTAACTTTGTCTGCTGCGTTAAGTGACTTTTCCCAACCGGCCTCGGTAGATAACTTGAATGCGTTAATGTTACCGTTACGTAATGTAGTATTAACTTCTTCATTAACTAGCCTACTATACGATTCTGCTGTTTGACCTTTTCTCCTATGACTCCCTTGTAGATTGAAGATATCTTTAGCCAACATTTTAAACCCTTCCACTTCTTCTAACGATATAGCTGAATTTGTATCAATGTTGTAAGTGTCTAAAGATACCGCTATATCTCTTCTAGTTACTTCTGCTTGTTGTTGTTGATTCCAAGCATAATGCGCTGCGTAGTGTTTAGATGCTAGTTTAGCTGCGTTTTGTTGCCACTCTTTTGCTAGTACGCGTTGGGTGTCTTTATCACCTGTAAACTTGTCTAATTCGGCATCCAGACCTTTCTTTAAGCGTAAGTGGTATTCGTCTGGTGCGTCTCCTGCATATTCGTCTACAGATACCGCTTCTTCATTGTACCTATCCTTGATAATGGTTTTAGCTGCTTGTTGCTGTGCCGCGCGATATTCTTCGTCTTGCCCATAAACTGCTAACTGCCATCCAGTACGTTTCTTAACTTTATCAACTTCATTAATACTATGTTTCACGCCTTGTCTAATAGTTGCGTCTAACTTTTTTTGTTCTTTTATGTTGCTTCTGTAATCAGTAACTTTCTTAGCAAGGGCATTCCCTAAGTTGGTTCCAACTGCTTCTACACCCTCATCTAAAGTGGACCGTACTTTATCTCTCGATATATTCTGGTCCCTAGCAACTGACTTCTTAGCAGGAGGATTTATAACTCCTGCATTAGCATCATCTGTTGCGTTTCTGTTTGGTAAACCAAATTCTGCCATTAGGCTGCTGCTCCAAATATGTTATCGTTAATACTCGACGCAGCATCATTTCTTGCTTCATCTAGTAACGTCTGTTGTTTTGGTTTTTCGAATCCAAACGATTCTCCCATTGCTGCGAAGTCACCCGAATCTAAAGAAGATGCTGCTTTAAGTAAATTGCCTGTAGCACTTATCTTCTCATCTCTTACTGAAAGTAGTGATGCTTGCGCTGAATTAACTTTAGCAAGTTGACCTTCAATTGCTTGGTCAGCCTGTCGTTTGTTTCTATTTATTGCGAAAGATTCATTAGCTTCTGTGCTGTAAATTGCATCATCTACACTACCACCCTCAACACCTGAAGTTGCTGCATTAACTTTTATCATTGCTTCTGCTGCATTTTGTTTCATTTGTATTGCCGAGTTTGTTAATATTTTATCTTGATTAATTGCTGCTATGTTCTTTTCAGCATTGTTCTTTAAACCTGCTGCTGCTATACGTCTAGCTTGTGCATCATAAGCCGCATTAAATGCAGCCGTAGATTGGGCACTACTACCGGTTAAAAGTTCCTGTGCTGCTCCCATACCTGCTGATACTGCTGCTGCATAAATTGACATTGTTACATTCTCCTACTTGCTTGGTAATAATTACCTGCCCATGATATTCCTGATATAGTTAAACCTAAGTAACCATCTGTATAAAATTCTACTTCTGATAAGTCAGCATTCATACTGTAACTAAATTTAACATCACCTGAGTACGGTGTTACTTCACCAATTAAATTACCTGCACCACCAACATACCTCGAATTAAATTCTTGGTCATCGAAGTCACTATAGTCAGATATGATAGCCATATTTACTTCAACTGTTTCATCAACATTTAAAATAAACTTTGCTACTCTTAATCTGTCTGAGGTTACTACTATACCTTGGTCATCTCTACGATAGGGTCTAGTCGGTCTGAACTTTGAACTAAACTGTTCACCCATATAAATCTTACATGCTACTCCACCACTGATATCTTCATCAAAGGTTATCGTACCTGCTGCTTCTGTATAGGTTACTTTACTCAAAGGGTATTCAGTACCATCTGCTGCTACTATAATTGTTCCCGCTACCATACTATAATTAGTAGGTACTGTTGCTGTTAGCCCGTCTGAAGAATCAAGGCGCACCATGTTATCCAAATAAACTCTTTCTGTATTTAATATTAACCCTAAAGAGTGCATTTCCATCTTCTTCAAAATGATATTACCCGCGTCTTTACAAACTACGTTTAACGCATCTTCGTCGAAGGTTAAGTTAATTATTTCTGTCGTTGCTGGAAGTATCCATTTACTCCACGATGCTTGTGTTTGCTTACCTGACATATCTTCTGATGTTTCGTATATAATAATTTCGTTACTAACATCTTCTGAAACTAAAGCAAGCATTCCAATATTCGGGTTTGCTGCGAGTACTGATATTCTTCCAGAAACGTAATCTACTACATGGTCCGAAATGGATTTAGCAATATCCTGTGTTGTATTTCTTTTACCACTATATATCTGTAGTCCAGAACTATCACCATAACTTAATGGTAAGTAAACATCACTACCCATTGATACTGAGTCTGTAAATGTTTGTACACTGTATGAAGATACTTGCGGCATCGACACCGTTTGTGGTGTTGCTGGTATTGTCCCGTCAACTTTAAATTGTCCATTGGAAGCTATTACTAACAAATCCCTATTATGGGTTACAATACTTTGTAATTTATTAATACCTACTGCGCTGGACGAAATATTAATTGGGTCTGTTACTAGCAATTGTACCGCTGAAGCTTTCCAGAAATTAAATATGTTATCTGTCTCTGTCATTGAAACTTCATCGTCGGAAACTAATACTAATCTCTTTTGGAAGTAACCTAATGCTGAAATTGTTTTACCAACAAAGCTAGGTACTTTTACCGAGTCATCGTCACCTGTTAATCTTTCATCCCAAGCAATGGGTGCTATATCAAATTGCGAACCCGACCAAACTATTTCGTGTGGCATTGTTGCACTGGTAAGATTGTATTGCTGTGTAGGTGAGCGTGATTCCGTCCACACAACTTCTTGTAAAATCCTACTTGCTGGCGTACCCGCTATTACTGCGGCGGGGTCAGTTGCTACCGCTTCTAAATAGTATGTACCCTTGTCTGATGTAGGATTGGGTTTAACTGTAATTCTAGTTCCGTTTACTGCATACAAAGGTAAGCCATCTACTTTTTCGATTACTGAATTTACTGCTACAATACTCCCGTCACCTCGACCAGTTTCCACTTCCACTTCTACCCAATCTGTCGGTGAGAATCCCCACCATAAAGCAACGCTAGAGCCGTAAGCTATAGCTGTTAGTGTTCCTGTGAAAGCTGCTGTAACTAGGGCGGCTATCTGACTTGCTACTTCATTAGTTGCTCTTGCTTGGTCTGCTGCATCAAAGTTCCCTGATGTACCAACTAATGGTATAGAGTAGCTAATAGTATTTCTTATTGCACCTGTCAGTATGGTTACTGTTAGTGTTTCCCCATAATTCATTGCAGCGACAACATTAATATGCGCTACCTTCTCTGTGTTTAGTTCGTCTAACGTCCCATCTTTCGTTACTGTTTTTTCTCTATTAAGTACAAATGTTGTATCGTTAATATTATTTAATTTTACTGAATTGATATCTACACTAGACAGGTAACTAGTTAAGTTACCTGATACTGTTTGTGATACACCATTCTTGAATCCGGTTACTATACCACCTGTATCAACTAAGATATCGAAAACGTCATCACCACGTTTATACTGATGATGTTTATAATCGTTACCTGAATCGGTACGCATAAAGCTAGACCATTCCATAGGAGGTCTTCTCGTTAATTTATTGATAGGGTCAGACCTAAAGTTTTCTTGTAGTGCTGCTTGCCCTACTAGCCTGTTTCTAGGCGTTAAAGTACTCACACCCTTGATAGGTGTTGGGTACGACTGTTCTGTTCTCATAGCGCCTCCCTAAGCGTTTAGGTGTCAAAGTTTTGTTGTCTATATCGACCAGCACGATAAGGCTGAACCCCACCTCTAGCTATGGCTCGTCTAGCACTGTTAAACATGTTAGGTTGGCCTTGTGTGAGGTTTTCTTTATCTAGGTTCTTCCTAGCTCGCTTAACATCTTGCTCGACGTTAGCTTGCTTCTGAGCGTCTTCTAGTTCATCTCTAATAAATTCTGCTGCTGCCATGTAGCCAACTGTTTCTTGCATTGAATCGGGCATCTCGTCCCATTCTAATGTTCTAATCAATTTGTAAGCTGTAATATTTTCAGTGAATACGTAAGTTTGATTAATCCTATCATACAATTTATTATCACGGACTATGTAACTATCCGTTCTGTATGGTATAAAAGATGTAATCTCTGAACCTACTGTTATAATTCCTGTTGATGGGTCTGGTTGAAATATTACATTGTAATCTACGTTACACCACCAACCTCTTTTCTGTATTTTCTTTCTGTTTCTTTTTAATGTTGCCCGAGCATTGAATACGTCAGGTTGTGACGTTTCTACATCGTTGACAGGATTTGAACCTATCAATCTAAGCATCATGTTTATTGCTTCTAATTCATCCATTGTATTTCCTTTTGCAAAAGAAAAAAGATATAGAATCGCCTATATCTAATTTATGTTATTAAATAACACTTATAAAGCCCTCTAATTAAAGAGAGCTTGAAAGTACTACTTACCGATTAAGGTGTTGGAACCTGTAAATCAGGGTCGAATCTGAAGATTCCAGCCGCCATTTCAGCTCGGTTTGGTGTAACAGCATACGCTAAGTATGAGTCGATAAACCACTGCATTTCTTTCTTGTCGTAATATACGTCAGAAGTCAATGGGATAGTTTCACCCGCTAGTAATGCTTTAGGCATAAGTAAGCAAACTTTACAGTTCACATCAGCCTGAGTTACATCGTAAGCGTTACCATTACCAGCATTAGATAGGAAGTGAGTTACACCAACATCTGCTTGCTTAGGGAATCGGTTAGTTGCCATGATTCTTACACCATTTGCTTCTAATACCTGCCCTTTGGCATAGTTACCATTACCAAGAGAGAAGTCAGTACTAATTAACTTATCATTCTTGAGCAACGTGTATCGCTGTTCTGGACGCATCAATAAGATTGCATCTTCGATATCAACATCTTTTTCTTCGATTGCTTGGCACATATCTAAGATTGCTAACTCTAGTAAATCAGGGTCAGTTTCATCTCCAACTGCATCAAGAATCTTGATTGTTCCACCTTGGAAGTCGATAGGTGCTGTTCGTACAATGTTGGAAGGTTTTGAAGCCGAACCATCATTTACTGCATCTTCCCATCCACCAAGTAAAGTTCCCGCGGGGTCTTTGTTAGTAATTTGAGAAGCTTTAATTCCTTGAACCAAGAATGATTCATCGAAGAATTTACCAATCTCCATACCATGCTCTTTACCAACTTCTGTTCTCGTATCAATGTGAGATAAGAAATCATCTAACAAGAACTCATTGGTTCGTGCTAATACGATTGTATCTACTTTGATAGAGATGTTATCGAAGGTTGGTGCATCATCGGTAGGTCTTACACCACGTGATACTTTCTGTAAAGAACTGTGACCGATTCGGTCGTTTGTTAAAGTATCAGTACCACGGATGGTCTTGAACTTAAAGAATTGACGCATCATAGATTTCTTTAAGAAACGATGTTCAACCTCACCACCATACTGTTCAATGTATAACGGGTTTACGTTACCTGAATCTACTCCACCTTGATGGCCTGAGCGTACTTGGTCGTTTGCTACTGCTTGTCCTACTATTGACATTAAGTTGTTTTCCTTTTGTCGTTAATAATTATATTAAATTCCACGCTTCATCGAGATTTCTCTGCGTCTGTTTAACTCTTTTATTTTTACTGAAGAATTATAATCTTCCCCTGCATTCATTAATGCGCGTAATTCATTTTGGTAACTTACTTTATCAATCATCGAAGTAGTAGGTGCGTTGTTTAATTCATCGCCCTGTTCTAATTGTGCTGACTGTGTGTAATCACCTGAACCTTTAAACATACTAACTAATTCATTAACTGCTAGTTTGGCTGCTAAACCACCTTGAGATAATAATTTGTTTAGTTCTGCTCGTTGTTCATTTGGTACTTTTTCTTTAGCCCACCCACTAAGTTCTTTCCATGTTTCTTCACCACCTTGCGGGTCGTTGAATATCTCATGAACTTGGTCGAATACTGCTTTATCCTTAGCTTGCGCTACTGCTACATTAGATTTATGAATCCCTTCTAATTGACTAACAATTAGAGATGCTACTCCTGCTCCATGCTTTTCTTCTAATGCTTTTAAAATAGCTGGTGTAACCTTACCATCTTCTGCTGTAACGGATTTCGCTACGTCTGCCATTGATAGTCCTGCATCTTTGATTAGGTCTGTAACTTGGTCTAAGCCAGATTTATCAAATTCAACTTTGGGTTTGTCACCTTCACCAGTAGGTTTATCGTCTACTGCTTTTTGGTCTGCTAATTTTTTATCTTCTACTGCTTTAGCTGCATCCGCTTCTGATAATGGATTTCCATTTCCATCTAATCGGGCATCATCTTTATAACCTTCATTGGGACTTTTTAATCCCTCGGTTGTTTTTTCACCTTCCGCATTGGGGGTCTTCGTTTGTTCTGCGTTATCGGTCATTTACTGTCCTTGGTTTTGTGCTTGATTTACTGCACCAGCTTCTAAACCTGCTGCTGCTGCTTCGTGTTTAGCTCTCTCAGCCTTTCGCTGGTCAGCTACATCTTTGTCTAGTAAGAACTTAGAATAGTCTACTCCATGCCCTGCGCCTATTTCAGCTATCAAGGGTGCGTAATCAATCCAATCTTTAACTTCTTCTGGCACATCTGATAATGCTACCAAGTCAGAAAAGAATGCTCTGATTCTATCTAGTTGAGAACTTCTGGATAATGATTCTAAACCTGTCACTACGATAGGTACTATATCCTTAAATTCTTTGTCTAACCTTACTAGTAATCTTTTTGCTAGTGGTAACTGTAGTTCTTCAGCTAGTCGAGAATATACTCCACCTAATGAACTTTCTAGTTCCAAGGCTTGCATTCTTATTTCTTCTGCTGTTACACGTTCTGCATCTCTAGTCACTGACGAGTTCATTAAGAATGCTACGCCTATACGTCTTTCTACTACTGCAAACTGTTTCTCTAGGAAATCTGTTGCACCCGACACGTTAGGTGTATGCACATATAAATCTTCTTCAACTCCTAATACATAAGCTCCACTTGGTGCTTCAATTATATCGTTTACGTCTGTTTGACCTGCTGGATTAACCAAGGTTTTAACATCTGTTAATATAACTGTATAATCTAGGATTGCTTCTGCTAATGATGATAGTGTATGAAAATCACCTGAGTAACTTTCTACTAAACCAGTACCATAATCTTTACCTCTTACTAAATCCCATGTTAAAGGAATCCAAGGTAGTGTATCTGTTGTCTCGTTACCTACTCTTTTATGACAGTAGCCAACGTCTTCTATTTCTTGCCATACTATATATTTGTCTTTAGCGTATCGTTGAACACATGTGTAAAGTTTAACTTCCATATCGTGTTCATAACCATATTCACCTACTAGTGCTGCTAGTTCATCACTTAAAGCATCTACGCCTTTACTCTCACATAAAATTAATTTAACTAAGTTTCCTCGTAAATCTCTTTTAATAGTGTAGTCGCGTAAACTAAAGTTTGACATTTTTTCATCTGGTGGCATATACAAACAAGAGTTACCAGCAATCATAAGATTCTGTACTACGTTTGTTAAAGTGACCCTACCATTCAATGTAGCAAATTCCTTCATAGCTTCTCGTTCTTGTGCTGCTAATGTTGAAGTAACTGTTGCTTCGTCCATTTCTTCTAAAGCATCTTCTTTCTGCTTCTTTGATAAATCCATTTTGAAGAATGGTCTAGCTGCTGGAAATAAACTCATAGTAATTTTATTAGATAAATTTATTACCGCTTGCGCTCCAACTGATTGAAAGTCGTTTTGCATTTCATCTGACTCAGATAAATTTTCATCTGGAAAAATGTTTGGTAAAGTCCAACCTGCATACCTTTCAGCATTGTCTAATACTGTTTCTCGCTCACCACCACCGTTATTAAACTGACCTTTGAGTTTAAATTCACCACGTATATATTTAGCTTGTGCGTCTGTAAAGTCCATCGCGCCTCCTATATACTGACTGACGAGCCAGTTTGTTTAAGTTTTTCTTCTTCGGTTATGTCGTCATCCACCGCTAGTGAAATAGTACCCAAACCACCTGTACCCTGCCCTTCTGTTTCTGCAAAGATTTCAGCTTTCTGTGCTGCAATTTTATCTTTTTCAGCTTGCTTTCTAGCATCTCTTTGTGCTGCTTTAGCTCTGTTGGTAGAGTACAATGTACTTGCCCCTACTACTGCTACTGCTATCCAAGTAATTTTACACGCTCCTTACTATTGTCTTTTAAGTGAAGTTCCAATGCGTTGTAATCTTTGGCAATCAGTTCTTCTTCAATTACACCTAAGTCATCTGACTCAGTTTCGTGTACTGTCGCCCATACTACTTCCTCTAACACAACTACTGCTCTGCGTGTCCCTGCAGGACAAATAAACGTACTTGGAGCTACTATTACGTCTTCACCTTGGTCAGTGTAAACTACTACAGCACCTTTAGATATTATATTTATCTGAGGTTTCTTATGTATTTTCCCTACTATGATTGCATCTTTCTGCGCTGTCATTTCTCTTAGATAGACATTACCACATTTGAAGTGGCGCATTGATGTTTTAGCAGGTTTTAAATCAGGGTCGCTTTTACAACCCTGACATAAGTTTTCTATTCTGTTTCTACGTTCTTGAACGTCTATTGATAACCATTTATTGAAAGGCATTAGGCAACACTCTTGAATCAGCTTTCGCTATCATTCTATTAATAATGTAATTAATTACAAGTTGTTGACCTGCTGCGTGTTGAATTTCTGCCATTGTCATCTTTGGTGTTATCGGTTTTGGTTTGAATACTGACAGTAAATGTGCAACATCTTGCTTTATTAGACCACGAGGGTCTTTAGCAATAGATTCCGCTATTTCTATGTTCTTTTGTTTCATACTTTCCCCATAAGGTGTTTTAACCGAAGAAGTATTCTGCCTCAGTTATTACATTAATGTCATACTCACCAAGTTCTGGTAAGTCTGTTAGTCCTTGCTGTGTCGCCCATTCTTCAAGAGGGTCACATTTAGTATACAAGTCTTTAAATGCTAATCGTGTGTCAACTGCTAATACTGGCGCGTTACCTGCATGTGTGCCGAAGTCATCGTGTATCATTGCTAAGTCTACTAATTCTGTTCTGTTAATAGTCATCACCATGTGAGTACTATCAATGGAATGTACAAAGTTAGGCGCTATACCATTCCTTTGAGCATAAACATTAGGCGAACCTTCGTTATCTGCATCCCTTAAAATCAGTCTTAGTTTCCCATTTAATTGAGTGTAAACTTGAATCTCTTTAGACTTCTTGTAGTATTGATATACTGGAAATCCGATTGGTGTTATCCAACAAATGTAATCTTTTGCTATGTTTTTCTGTAACCATGACATAGTTTCTCTCGCTGCAATAACTACTTGTCCTATAGCTGTCCATAGAATAGGAGTTAGATACTTTGCGAATTCCCATTGATGCTTCTCGTCTAAATCAAACTTAGTCCAGTTATCTTGGACATATTCCAAAATGTATTGTCTAGCTGATTGTTGAGTAGCACCATAAGGTAATGTCATTACAGGCCGTTTAGCGCATTTACGATTAATCCCGACACGTAACCACTTACTAGCGCGGTAGTCATCTTCTTGTTCGGTAAGTAAATTTGTTGTAACTTCTGCAACATCACCATAGATATCATTAGGTCTATCGCATGGTACGAGGTTGGTTGCTGTCGCTCCAACTTCATCTCTAAGCATCGCTGAGTAATGTTGAAGTCCATTGCATGAACCGTCCATCCCAACTGGGATATTACTTCTGTAATCTTTATTCCGTCCATATTCTGAATTTCTCCATTCAAGGCAGAACGCTAAAAACTGATAAGGTTTATCAGCATCACTCCACCAACTTTTATTACTTATTGGGTCGTAAACAGTCGCTTCAATGTTTTCGATATTGTCTTGTACCCATTGGACACGTTCGTCGTAACTGACTTTATCCACGCCGTAGGTATTCGCCCCATGTATCGCAAGCCATCTAACTCCTGCTTCGCCAAGTCTAACTCTGTTTTTAAACGTGAGTAACGCCTTAGCAGTGTCGGCACCTTGAGGCGATAATCCCGCTGTAGCACAATATATTCTTCCTCGGAAATCAGCGTTGTAGGCGAAATAGAATTCTTCCCAACTGTCGAGTTCGTTTGCGAGTTTGTATGCTTGCATGAACGCAAGTACTTTTCCCTTTCTCTCTTGCTCTCTACCATACATTCTTTTAGCGACCGCTTTCCAGTCTCCAATTTCTTCTTTCTGTTCATCGGTTAAATCTTCCTTCTCTACGTTCTGTAGATGTTCAGGGAACTCAATTGGTTTAATTTGTTCACTACTTGGTATTCCTATATTTAAACCTTTCTCATACACTTGCTTTTGTATTGCTAGTACTTCGTGATTTATTTCCCAAGCAGTCCCTTGCAGTTTATTTATTGCCATCCTATGGGCTTCTGGATTACCATTGTCAACGTATGCTCTATGTGCTTTACCCTTAGTTTTTATCATAGGGAATCTTACGCACATCTTTGTTGAATAGTAACCACCAAATCTTTCTTCTGCAATCCAGTCTTTAGGTTTTATTTTTAATGGTAATAAGAAAGGGTACATGAAACCACGTTCCTTTTCAAATTCACCAGCCCACTCGTCAAATAGATTTGTTGTATCTAAACGAGCAGTTGACTTACCTCTGGACCAATCTTTTCTAATGAACAGTACATCAAAGAATACATTTAGAATAGCTCGTAGAACTCTACTACCGATTTGTGTTTTCTGTAGTGGTGTCCAGTTATTCCAATCAATGTTAAACTCTGTGAATTTTTTCATTAACACTTTATGTTTGTGAACGTAGTCTGTAACCTTTTGGTCAACAAACGATTGATTCACTATTGCGTAATAAGCGGGGTGTGCAGCCTCAAACAGTTGACATTTCAAGTCAGCTTCCAGTCTTGATGCTATTTCTAAACATACTTTTAAGACAGTGTTTTCCTTTGGCATTAACAATACCTGAAAGGCTGTCTTCGTTCCAATGTACGCTATCTTTAAATAGTCCTCTTCAAGTGCAGCTTTTCTGAGAAGTTTGTTATAGACTGCTCCACGCCCGATATTAGTACTCGCTATTTCTTTAATTCTTGTAGATACTTCAACTAGTCTATCCTGAAGTAAATGACTCACGGTATCAGACTGGTCGCCCTGTCCTGATTCCCTCATTCTGTCTTGCTTGGCGTAATAACGAGCTGTACCGCGTTCGACGCATTCTTGTTCAAATTTTAGTTGCTCAATCATTGTTGCCATGTAATATACTCCTAGTGTATTAATGTACTTACTATATTTACTGTTTGTCGTAATTTTGCATTGTCACGCTTTAACTTTTCAATATCATCACACAAAATTTGAATGTCTGCTGTGATGTTGTAAATTACTTGGCATAAGTCGTGGTCGCTCTTTGAAGCTAGTTCAACTAAATCTGCTAGTGTCTTACCTTCTAAGTAGAACCTCATTGCTTTTTCTTCCTCGCCCTAGCCTCTCTAGCTTTCTTATTTCGCGCTAGTCGCTTTTGGTCTTCAGTCTTATGGTCTGGATGAATTAATGCAGTTCGTGGCTTAGAATGGAATTCTAGGTACTTACCAAGCCCTATCAGATAGGTATCAGTATCAACTCCCTTATGGCCTCGATATGCTTTAACTTTGATTTTACCCTCTGCTGAATTACAGCTTCGGTGTAATGCACCACGTATTCTACCTGTTTTATGATTATGGTCTAAACAAGGTGGGTCGTAGCTTTTAAATGATTCACCACAAATAGCACAAAGACCAGCTTGTCGTTTGACTAATTGCTGTAGTACTCCTGCTACTTGTGATTTAGTTATTTGTTTACTCACTGTAAAATTTTGGGTCTACTGGTACATAGCGTACTGGCTTACCAATCCTTTTAGCGTATGCTATTTCAGCGGTTATACCTTCACTCTTTTCCCAATGAGGCATCTCTAATACATAAACTGCGTTACAGTTATCAATGTAAGTGAAGTCATGTTTCTTCCAGAAGTCAAAAGTCTTTGGCATGTCGTATTTTTGCGCCATGTTGTGACAGTGAACTATTGGT